AGCCCTGTAGCGACTTGCGAATATGAGATCTATTTGGGCCTGCCAGCGTGACTCCGCTGGAAAAACCTGTATTGATTTCTAAGAACCGCACCTATTGCGGTTTTGAGTCACTACAGCACTCGTATTGGTGCTACACGATTTTTATATTTTGTACTTTATAAATTTTTATGTATTTTGTAGTTATGTCCGATTTTAAGTCGGGATAAGGACTTATATTATATCCATTTATAGTTTGGAAAAAACTGCTAAGTAATATTTTGGATGTTCTCAGAATCCAAATCCCACACTCCAGGATCCACCAAAACAGGTGGCAAGAAGCAGGGAGGGGGGCCTATGTACATGGCCATCTGAGCGTCATCTGCAGCATTAGTGTTAATGAAACACCCGGGATTATAACCCGGACCAGTATCATTAGGAATTAAACGCAAAACATACAAAGACTGTAAACCACTGTAAGGATCAATTGGCGTAGTAGAAGTGTAAGGATTATTACCTATCCAAGAAGCGCCAGCACCAGTAACAATGTTAGCTGCCCAACTAAAAATCCTTGCAGTAGGATGAAAAGCTGGCAAACGAGCATGCATACTAGGCTCCGTAGTAGCAAGAATTGGAGTGTTAGCACTGCTACGCTGATCAGGAGTAATGCTAGTGGGAAGCCACGCACCAGCTCCAGGAAGCTGTGACAACGTAATAGCAACATTCTCACTGATAGAATAAACATGAACATCCGTTCCGCCTTTTAAAAAGCCATAACAAGAAGCCCAATTACCACCATAATGAAAAGATCTATTAGGAGGTTGAGTGCTAGGAGCCGGGACCAAAGGAGACAAATTAGGTTGATAATGCCATGGAGGCACAATCTCGCCGCTAGTAGCAACGGCACCCAAATTGTATCCGGCAATACCCGGAATTGCAATCAATTGCTTAACCGAAGTAATTGCCTCACCCATAGTCAACTGATTTATGACTTCGGGTGCTTCAGACAAAACACGACCAGCAGTGAGAGTGATGGTCCCTGAATTGTGAACCGGAAACATCACTCCGGTTGGATTAGCCAACTCAAAGTCGCTATCACCAGCGACTTGAACGACAACCGAAATTGCAGAAGAAACCACCGAAGAAGCAATCAAAGGATTGACAACGTACATGGCCAAAGCGCCAGTGGTAGTAGCCAAATTTGAGTATGGTATGGGAGAAACATAAGGCACCTTGAACTCAAAGACATTGCCATCCTTAAGATCAAAAACCGCCGAATAACCAAAAGGGTCGGCTCCCAAGGAACCATAAGCAGGAATGGTAACATTGGTGGAAGTAGTCATGAGTGTTGTATTAGAAACCGTAAACATATACGGGTTAAAAACTACCATGACACGGCCTGCATGCATCTTGGTCTTAGCAAAAATGAAACGAAACTTAATGCCTCCGCGCCATTGCTTAAAAGAAGAAGCAGCAAACATCAAATGAGAAGGCTGAAAAGAATTGGACGTAGCCGTTGAAAGGCGAGGTACAATCTTATTAGCTGCGGGAATTCCGCCACGGCTCCTAAACCAAAAAGCCAACATATTTATCGGAGTAGCGTAAATAAGAGTACCGGTGGTAGAAGAAGTGGCTAAATCAAAAACATTAATTTGGCCCCAACGAGACGTAACATAGCTAAGCGACATCTCATCAACGTCGGAATATCCAACCATGGTGTTAATGGACGTGGTGTTAGCAGCCGTAGCAGCCAAAACCATGGAAGAAGTCGCCACATCAGTGTTGAACTCTCCAACGTTGTCTTGCCTAAAAACTCTCATGACCGGGTCGCAAACTGTAGGCTTGCCGTAACCAAAGTAACGCACAACTCCAGCAGCCTTACCAAGGGCCCATGAAACAGGCCCGCCAATGCTAGATATACTAGGCACACCCTTAGCCAAAAAGCTAATAGCACGACCTGCTGAATGCAGGGCGCTGGAAAATGGAAAAGCATCATTCTCAAACTCTTCAGTGACGGGTGACAACTTACGACCAGCAGTTAAAACTATAGTCGATGTGGCCTGTGGCGTAGCCCCGAACAACTCAATGTCCTCAAGATGGAGGTACACCTGATAAGTTGGGGGTCCCATACCTGCAACGGCGGGCACCGAACTCAAATTATTAAGAGCGAGCTGAACATAAGGAAGTTCAGTAAAGGCTGGTAGAATCTGTGCATACTCAGCGACAAACAAAAAGGGTAAGTGAAGCTGCACAGAAGTGTCAGCCGACAAATCCAAAACCACATGTGGTAAGTTCGTAGCCGTGCAAGAATCAACCGTCCTATCATAAACACCTAAAGCAGAAACACTGGGAAGATAACCATACTGCCCGGAAAGGCAAACCAAACCCTGATGAAAAGGAGTGGCGGCAACTTGCAAAGTGACGACCATTTTAGCGCGAATGCCATAAGCACCGCGTAAACGATCGGTACCGTTGGTCCAAAGAGACAAATACTGTGAGAAGGTGTTATTAACATTCCACAATCGTCCTCGACCAGTACCTATACTAGAAGCCCTAATACAAATAGGGCGTCTAAAGTACTCGCGGACGTCTTGCAAACTGGACTGAACGGGGTACATAGTTTTGGAAAAGCTGCTATCTACCGCAGAAACGGCAGTGCAAGCCTCCTGAACAAAGGTAGTGACACCAGTAGACTCAGGGGCAGCTGTGATCGCGACAGAACTAATCTGTTCGCAAACATCCAAAGGCTCGCACATATCATTACTCATATTCATACTATCATAATTTGTAGCGATACTATTCCGACGTACAATCGTATCAAACTGTACGAAGGACACTTGTTTCTCTGGACTTAAAGCGGTCCTGAGTAGTAAAACTAAAAAGCTACGCTGCCATGAGCTACCCTGTCCAGTAATGCATTAACCACAAGCGTCACGTATTTAACGTGCACAACTGCGTATGTGTAACTCAATACCACTCCTCTGTGCGTGATAACACAAGGGAGAGGTACGACTGCCTTGTAGGGCAGCAATTGGTCTCACGACCAAAATTCTCGCGGAGTAAGTCCGCAAGCTTGCGGCCATAAACAGGCCACAACTTGGGTGGATGAAGAGCCAACTCCTCAAGAGAGTTCTCCAACACATCCACACAAATCTGCTTCTCAAGCTTCTTGTTTTTACACCAATAATGCGTGTACAAGAAGCTTTCAAGCTCAAGGGGACACAACCATCTATCATTATCATTGTAAAAACCACGCTTCAAAAACGTGATTTCTTCAATGGTAGTGTATGGCTCGAGTTCCTTGTCCTTGTGGCCACTGGTGTAAACCATGCCAAAATTCCTACTCATGGCCTTGGAAACAGTGATCTGGTTGAACTGCTCCACTTTAGTGTCGCTAACATTACAAACGTTATCGTCACCATAAGTGAGTGGCGCAACATGGTTCCAAAAACCACGACGGTCACCAGTCAAATCGAAGTAGCTGTAGATCAATGCCACGAGCGAATAAAGACTGTTGATAATCGTTGTAAAAGGATGACCGCTAGGCAAACTATGATTCCATTGGTAAATATACTTTTGATTGTCACCACGGCCACCAATATGCCTCGAATGAACTAAATCGAGCCACAAAACCTTACGAGCCAACTGATTCTCAGCTGAGTCATTGTACCACAAATTAATATGGTCCAAAAGGGCGTTGTGAACGCAGGGCTGCTCACTAGAATCAAAGGCCTTGAAATCACCGTCAAACACGGCTGCACCGTGTTGTTGCAAATGTTTAGCAACTCGCGGCCAATCCGAATACGAGCAAATTCCAGGTGCCATACCTGTATCTACGTTAATGCGCATCATAGCACTAGAAAAAGTGCCAAAAAGCATACGCCACGCAACAACGTAATCCAAAGGCGCCGAAGAAATCAAACGAGTAGCAACCGCTTCAATCTTTGCAGCTGGTCGAAGTTCGTCTTTAAGAAAATCGACATAGACATTGCTCAGCCGAATCCCTCTGCGTGCTTTCTCAAGTATGTGGTTAACACGTTGACGAAGCTCCTGTGCGCGCTTGCCAGTAAGGTCATACTCTTGCTCCTCACCGAAAAACTCCTTCTTGCCGCCCTTGACGTCATAAACGTAGGGAAAGCCAGGAGAAGTATTGCGAGGAACACTACGGAACTTATCCTGTGGCACGCCAAGAACAGCTTCCTCAAAATCATACAGACCTTTACGCACATCTCTAGTGCGCTCAACAAAAGGCTTAAAAGCCGTATGAACAGCGTCTTGAATGTGAGGCAAATCCAAATGTAACAATGGACTGCTGTACGGCCTGACAGCATTCTCCATAGGCCAAATGCGCTCCCAATTCCTTACCACAGGACCCAAAGGCGCTGGCTGACAAGTGTACTCGCCAAGCGTGCCATATAGTTCCGTCTTAAAGTACTTGGATTTGGGGCACAGAGATATCGGCAACTCCACCAATCCGATAGGCAAAAAACTGCCCATCTTCTCAAAAGGAAACATGTCGCCACTCTGTAGCTTAATGCCACGTTCCCACAAATCCTCCTCGAACATATCGTGAATGACAGAGAACGCTTTAATAGCATCGTCAACCATCTCACGTGTGACTACGTTGCTGAAGCTAACATTGGCTCCTGTCATAGCAGCGCAATGAACTCCGAGCCAACAACGTCCACCAAAGGCGTCCGAGCGCTCCAAAGTGATCGGGGCGCCACAATCACCAGGCGTTGTAGAACCGGCGTACTGCACATAACGATTCATGCGCCTGCCCCCAAAAATGAGCGGCTGACTCACGTATCCTAGACTAGGCAACCTCCACGTGTTCTTAGAAACTGTGGCAAGCAACTGTTTCTTGTCATCAATGTCACACATGTGCAACAAGCCAGAATTACCTGAAATGTAACGCAAATCTTTTTCCGTAACAAAGCTATTTAGGACTTGACGATGGGCCCTAATAGACTCGAACTTGACAAACTCAACGTCTATTTCACGAGTGGATATACGCTCAAACGCCAAATACTGATCAACAGTGAACCTCACAGAGTGTTCACTATTAACTGCATTGCGAAATACAACGATATCGTCGCCAGTGTGTACTTTGTTCCTGATGCCTTCAATCAAGGTCTCGGTAAAATGTTGTGGTTGCAAAGCGACTTCGCCAGCAACAAAACATACCTGGCCAAGCACAAACTTGGTACGCTCGACGTACATCTTGTACGAATTGGCGTATATGTTATCTAGCACAACCTTGGAACCACCGTTCTGTAAGACAACTTTCTGCCTGACCTCAACAGGCTTTGTCAAAGGCCTATTGCTAGTGAGTTTTACCTTAGGCCTGCGCCCAAACACACCTGCTAGCAAAGAACCCAATGCCCCCAAGATAGTTCTGACTATCTTGAAGGCTATGTAGGTACCAGCAGCAAACACCGCCAGTCGCAACAAGCGCGCGGTACACTTGTGATCATCGGCAAATTGCTTGTGAGCAGCGCGCAAATTCTCCACAAAGGACTTACGAACGACTTCAATGGGAACTTCCTCATCGAAATCAATTTCACTGCCCCACTCGGAAAAACCGCCCGACTGTAACTGAACGCTAAAAGCGCCAATCATGGAATCGAGGTTGTTCTTCGTCACT